TCATCCTCCCATCTGTCCTGACAGGGCTTTCTTCTGGCCAAACTGTAATGATATTACATCTGATGTCTTAAGTTCCGCTTCTACCCGGTCTTCTTTAACTGTGATCCGGGAGAATAGGGCATTAACTACTTGTTTCTTATCTTTAGCAGATAGATTTTTAAAGTCGCTTTTTTCTGCTACTCGCATTTTAACGAAGTCTGAGAATATATCTATTGCTAACTTGTTTTCTTTACTACTGTTTAAGTACTCTATCCCGTTATTGAATCCAGTGATTAATTTTGATAACTCTTTCAACTTAGTATTAAGCTGTTCTATAGTTCCCGGATCATCTATTTTAGTAAGAACATTTATTATCTTCTCTTTTTCTTTAGTCGCTTTATTCAGATTCTTAATCGTCTTTACTAACTGGTCTTCGTTATATTTATGATATGCTTGCATCTCTTCTTCATAATTCCTATAAGCATCTTTTAAGATAGTATTATCCTTATCAAGTAGATCGTCCGCCAGTTTATCTATAACTTCTTCAAGTTTAGCTGATTTAAGAAGTCGTTTACATGGCTTACATCGATAATAAGTGTACATCCACTTCTCACCAGTTCCGTATTTCTTTACAGACTTAGGCCGCCGGGATGTATGTCCTACCATCTGTTTACCACAATCACAAAAGATTAAACCGCTGAATATTAAAGGTGTTATCTCTGATACGGTAATACTGTTATGCCTGGATTCTTTATTCTTATCTGCTATAGCCTGGCATTTGTAGAACAGTTCTTCGTCAACACATGGATTCCACGATCCCGGCATAGTATAATATCTTTTATCTTCCGGGAGAGTACTTTGATCTAAATAAACATTCGCTTTATTACATTCTAATATATTGATATAAAATTTATTACGGATCAGGTTATTAATAGTTTGAGCTATAAATTTACCTTCATCCCTTTCTCCGCCTTGTCTGCGGTCGGTATGTGTGTGCCCTAATGCATTAATACGATCCCGGACAACAGAAAAACTGCCAGTCTCGAAGTATAATTCAAACATCTTTCGGACTACTTCCTGTTCAGCCGGAACATCTTCTATTACACCGCCGGGTCTTAGTCTGTATCCATAAGGAACATTCCCCGAACTCCTAATACCACGCTTTGCCTTCTCCCGGACTGAGAACTTTAATCTCTCACTGGTTTGTTCCCTTTCCATTTCAGCAAGTGCAGCAAGTACAGTAAGGAACATCTTACCGGAAGCAGATTTTGTATCGATGTCTTCTTTCAAAGAGTGGAATATTATATTCTTATGAGAAGTTAGTTTTACGAAATCAAGTGTATCTATTACATTACGGAAGGCCCGGTCTAACTTATTTATTATAACTGCATTTACTTTATCGTTATGTATATCTTTAATAAGCCTTTGCATAGATGGGCGATCGGTAATATTCTTAGCGGATATGGCTTCATCTACATATAGTTCAACTTTCGGGGACTTATCCTTGTATTTATAATCAACATAAGCCCGGCAGGCCTGTTCCTGATTCTTAAGACTGCCTTCATCTCTAAGCTGTTGATCCGTACTTACCCGGCAATATATTGCAACATTCATATTATACCCCTTTAGTTTGGATATAATATAACTTTATGTTTGTTTTGTCCAAACATTTTTATGTTTTATTGATAAAATTGTGGGAATAAAAGGGCAGTCTATTATCCAGCTTTCTCCGGGTATTTCATATAATACAAGTACCCTTTCGATTATCTGATCCGGGAAATACTTACATCGGACTACTGTTTCGGAATGACCTAAGTAATATCTGCAAGTAATACATTCTACTAATTCCATAACTACCTCTATTAGTATGTGAGAAATAGAAGGAAAATGCACAAAGTTTTTACTCCATTATTAAAAAATAGTGCTTTACCTTAGTGTATTATTGATATAAAACATACAAATTAAAAGGGGGTAAATATATGGCTTTGATTAAATGTAAAGAATGTCAAAAAGAAATGTCTGATACTTTAGAAGCCTGTCCACATTGTGGTTTCAAAGTAGCTAAAGTAACTCCACCTGTACAACCAACTGGTAGTAATACAATTTGTGCAAGTTGTGGTAAATCTTACTATAAAAATGCAGGTAAGTGCCCCTACTGCAAAACTATAAATCCTAATCCAGTTAGTCCATATGCTAAAGCTAACACAAACGGAGAAACAGCGAATGTTGGTCTTATATCGTCTGTTGTTGCATTGATTACTGGTATCATTCGTCTTATAAGAAAATATCCAAAACATGCAGCAATCACTATTGGTGTCGCAGGTATACTGATAGGTGGTTATATATCTTATGATTATATTATACATAATACTCCAACACAAAACGCTGCTACGGTATATGGCAGTAAACTTATAAAATCCCTTGCTGATGTAAATGCCGCATTAGAAGAACTTAATCTTCAAAAAGCACAAAGTATTGCAAAAGGTGGAATTGTTAGTGTTTCTGTTCCCGATGCTAATTACTTTAAAATTAATGGAGTCAGCACTGAAAATGACACAAAGTATTTTGGTGGTAATTTCAAAAAGACCTACGATGAGTTATCAAAATTAGCTCAACAGATAACCCTTGCATTAGATGCAGTTGATCTCAGAAAAGATATTGATAAAACAAAAGTAACAGATGCGAGGATTATAAAAGCTTATAATATTTCATTAGCAGTTGCAAAAGCTAAAGATAAGCAAGATGCAGTAGAAGCTGCCGATAGAATAGCTGTGAAAAGCAAAATAGAAAGCTTTATTAAGTACGGTGGTTATCTACATGAAATAAAAGATAAATTAGTAGGTAGATTAAATTTCAAGGTAACCTCTTCTGATTTTGTGAAGAATGATTATGGTAATAATCTCCGTTATAAATTAATAGGTTCTTATGAATATAAGGGTAGAACATATGTTGTAAATTGTGAATTAGAGGGTGCTGGTACTGATGGTACTTACTATTATAAAGTTTTCGTTGATTAACTAAAGAATTAATAAACCCCGGTATAACAGCCGGGGCTTACTCTTCCGGCTCTGGTTTTACAAAGTAGTAGAACACACAGAACGGCATTACAAAGAACAGTGCAAAGCTGATTAAGAATGTCTTCCAGAATTGTAAGTCCGATCTAATAAATCCATAGAAGTAGCCGGGATCAGGAAACTGCTTGTCAATATATACATCCCCGAACATCCAGAAAGTAAGTAGCCAGAACAACAGACAGGAAATAAAGATACCTATCATACGGAATCTGTTAGTCCGGGCTACCCATACTGTCATCATGCTTAGACATAAAGTTATTATAGGGATACTCATAATTGGAATAGCTATATTCGCCCATAATCTCCAATAATCAGAAGCTCCATATCTATGTAAGCCGAGTACCATAATAAATAATATGGCATAACATATCCATTTAGTAAACTTCACGAACTTAGGATGTTTACCTGTACCGATATTATAAAACAGCATGAGTAAACTATATAAGGCACTTGCTCCCATTCTTCCGATCATCTGTTACCTCCGTTAAAAAGTTCCCTGACCTGTGAGAGCATCAGGGACACCGAACGTTATTGTAAGTATAGCATAAATATAATTGTGAGACAACTTACTTCTTCTTAACTACTGCCTTTTTAGCTGCCGGGGCTTCTGGTATTTGAATAGAAGTTAATTTATTCCAGTCAATCAATAGTCCCGGCTTTTTTGATTTGAATTTACAGTTTTCTTCTGTTATATAAATACAATGTGATTCATTTTTGAAAGTGCAATTTGTTTTTGTCTGGAAAATACAAGCTTCCCCGACATCGAAAGTACAATTATCACCAGTAATAAAGAAACACGCACTACCAGTTTTAAAAGTACAATCATCACCAGTTATAAAGTTACAAGCATCCTGAGTGTGAAATTTACAATTATTACCAGTTGTAAAGTTACACATTCCTATAGTAGATAAAGTGCAATTATCCCCGGCTATAATATTACAATAATAATCGGTGGAAACATGGCAATTATTCTTTAATAGAAAAGTCGAACCGCCTTTAGTATGAAAAGTAATACCATCTTCCCAGCAATCTATAGTTAGTTCGTGCATTTCTGTTTTAAATATTCTCTTCTTTGCATCCCATGTATAATATTCCGGCGGTAAATCTACTCCCATTCTGGTAACTGAAAACGGTAAATTTATTTCTTCAATAACTTTCTTTTTGGTCATTCCTTGACTCCTGTTTAATTATAATATCAGGCCGAAGTTTTAAACCTCCGGCCTGTTTCGTCAATCAGTATTCCGAAGGGAATAATATACAGGTTGAACTCCTGTCCCATTCAGTAATTATATATATGCGGTCTGACTTTCCGTTGAACTCATAAGCAGAAAACAATCTGCCGGGATATTCTTTGTCTGTTAGTGCCTGGTCGTTCAGGTCTTTATCTGACTGGCATAAATCCCCCCAGTCACATTTCATATGCCGCCGGAGTGACTTAAATACAAACTTAGCAAATTGTTTATCTTCTGCTACTCTCTCATTTACTCCGGCAGTCATAACTAATTGACCAATAGGGAACTTGTCTATATCTAATATTAACATGGCTCTACCTCCTTAATCATATTGTCTATGGTTTCTTCTAAGTCCTTCATTCTTGATTTATATGTACCGGGCTTATCAGCTGACATATAGACATTAAACTCTGGATCATACCCGGCATTGATACAATCAAGGTCATATACATCTATCATCATATCAGTATCAGCTATTAGTTCTTCAACTCTGCCATTCTTAACTACTATAGTTAATCGTTTCATATTCTACCCCCGAACTTTTCAAGGCTGGATACAATCTCGTATGTGTCCCGGTATCCTATATGCCCTGACATCTTTTTATTAGGTATCATATTAAAAGCATATCTGACCGCCTGATATAATGACACTGGGATACTGATTGTTTCTTCCTGATTGTTTTTAATTTCCCCTACTGTATTCCCGTTAATGTCCTTAATGATACTTGACCGTTTCTGAATACTTTTCTCTATGTCGTGCATGACTTGTATTAAAATGTCTTGCTCGCACTCATAATCATAGGCTGAATTATCTATATTGATTTTAATCTCTAATGTCTTCATGTATTTAACCCCTTTAATATATATTAGTTGCTATTACGTTCTACATATTCAGTTAATGACTTGTTATCCGATTGGAGTATCTCGTCACTGACATAAAAATAAATATGCTCGTCAATATTTCTTGCTTCATCACTTTTGAAGTCTTTACAATCTGGAATTAATTCTTTGCATAGACTTTCAGAGCCAATTAAAACAGAGCCTATTTCATCTAAAGTAATTTCCTTTACTTCATATTCTTTATTTTCAAATTTAATTGTATTCATTCTCTTAACTCCTTTAGTTATTGCCGGGCTTTTACACCCGGCTTAATATTATGCGGCTTGCTCTTCTTTCTTCTTCAACTGAATAGGCATTATAATGTTTGTTAAATCCCCGTCCTTAATCATAAAGGGCGACATTACGCCAGTGAAAGACATTGATACTTCTTTCTTGTCCTTTAAACAGTCCTTAAGGAATTCAGCATTAACACCTATTTCTAAAGTAGAATGAAATGGAGTTTTAATTGAGTGTCCAGTGTCCTTATGTGTTAAAGTATCACCATTGAATATAACTGTACCTTTCTTGAATTGTAAGAATGGCATAAGGCTTGCCGGATTGAATTTTACTGTCTGAACTATACTTTTCTTACTTGGTATAATCTGTATGAAGTTAGGGAATTGTCCGGGGACTTCTTTAGATATTATTGTTATGTCTTGACGGTTAGTTATTACAACATAATGAATATCTATTATTAAAGCAGTGTCTACTTTTTCTTTTAGTGTAACAACATTGATATAATCCAGTTTATCTTTTATTGCAATGTCAATCACTGACCTATCAACTATTATATCAGCAACACTATTAAAAAGATGAAATTCTGTTAACGCTAAACGCCTTGAATCAGTAGCAACAATACTATTATCTGTAAAGCATACTGAATGAAAGACCGGCTTTATATTGTCAGTAGCTGAAGCATGAATTACTTTCTTAACTGCTGAATAAAGCCCTGACACATAATCTGTATCAGGTACTTTAACAGGGATTAATAGTTTTTCATCTTCCGGGATAGGTTCAAAGTTTACTATAATAGAATCAGTAATAATCTTATTATCCCTGAAAAGTATCTGACCTTTACACTTCTTTAAGTTTGTTCTTATAGGATTAACAGCTATTACATAAGGCTTGTCAGTATCCACTTTAACAGCAAATATTATAACTGTATTATCATGTGTAAAATACTTGACTTCATTCTGTGAGACTTCTAAAAGTATAGTTGAGTCTGTTATGTATCTTTTCAAGAGAGCGACATTTAAAGACTTATTGACAGCTTGTATCTGACCGGATACAGGCTCTTTTATTTCCGGGACTTGTACTGGTTCCGGTTCCGGCTTAACTTCTTCTTTAACCGGCTTTGTCTTCTTTGGTGACTTTGGTTTTTTAACTGGTTTAACTTCTGTAACTGGTTCCGCTATTACTTCCGGGGCTTCCGTGACTTCTGTTTCCGCTGGTGCCGGGATAGCTTCCATATTCTTAACAGTAATTTCTTTAAGATATTCAACTGCTTTACTCGCTTCCGTACTTGCTGAAAATAAAGCGTTTTGATTATCCTTTAGAAACTGACTCCATGAAGCTATATAAGAAGCTGAGTTTTTATAATTCACTTTCAAGTTAAATTCAGCACTTAGGAAACAACTTCCCAGCTCAGCAATTAATTCTTCCTTGCTGTATTCTTCACTTCTTTTATGTATAACAGACGGTAATCTATTGTTTCTTGACTCGTACCCTGTCCAGTGTGTTAACTCGTGAAATAGTGTTTCATAATATGAAGTGCTATTTTCAAAAGTATTGATCGGGGGCATATTAATATAATCAAGTGTAGGACTATAAAAAGCTATTCCCTTTCTTTCATGCTTAATTGTAGCTTGTGTATAATATAGAAACTGTTCAATGTCATTTATGAAAGGATTATGTTTTATATCTGCTTGACGTTTATTAATATAATGCTGATACTTTTCTTCTACTCCGGTAAAGTCTACCTGTGAGACTCCGAAAACACGGTAATAGTTAAGGATCGGAACTGTCTTCTTCTCGCCTGTGCTTGTGTCGGTAGTTTCAAGCATTTTCCAGAAAGTAACTATTTCACTTTTTGCGCCCTTTTTAATCTGTGCGCCTATCTCTTGAGCTTGTCGGAAAGTCATATAGTAAGTATCTGGATTATAAGCGAGTAACAATTCATTAGTTCCCCGGTAACTATGCCCGGATATAAAATTACATTTAGTCTGTCCATCTTTCCCTTTTAGATAGGGACTTTGCCAAGGTACGCGCCCGGCCTTAAGTTCTTCTTGAATTCTTTCAATTACTATTTGTTTAACGTTCATGGGTGTAACTCCTTCTATTTGTTTTATTTTGTTTGTTATGCTACTCTGAAAAATAAGTGTCCGAGTCTTTCAGCACTTATGCGCTTTAACTCTGCTTTGATAACTTCTTGCTCTTGTGCTAATAGAATCTTGCTTGTGTAGATAATAAAGCCGTCATCTATTCGCTTAATCTTTGTTACTTGTGGCATGTTTACCCCCCTTTTAAATTTGTAATCGTTTTAACTAACTGTAATCAATTAAATACAATATATAAATAAAGTCAAGTAGTTTTGTAATTATTTTATTACAAAGTAATATTTTTTTGTGTTTTTATGGAAATTTTGCTTGTCTTGGGATATTATTAATACAATTACAGTATCAGGGAGAATTTATTAAATGGCAGAAACAGCAAAAAGTAAATCATCATTAACGGTCAGAATTGATACTGATATACTTAATATGATAGATCAAATATGTATTGAAGAAACAGAGAAAACCGGCTTTGATATTGACCGTTCAGATATTATGCGTAAAGCCTTAACGGACTATATTAAACAGCATAAAGCGAACAAGTAACAATCCCCGGACAAGTGAAAAACGCAGGCCGGGAGTTTATACTTATTACATAGGGTAATACACTATTATTCTTTTATGGTTACCAGATACTAACCCGAACGAGTGTAAACTCGTTTCCCGGTTAATATGCAACTGGTAATAATCCCCTACAAGCTGGAATCAATCCGCAAGTGGTAACAAGTGGCTACATACCGGACTAATTGAGTATTTAAGCAAATACTGAAACACTCTTGCTAATAGTGCCTACATTGGAAACAATCCCGAACAGCTATATATAATTAATACAGTATTTTAGCAAATACTAAAGCTTGATTCGGTTAAGCACATCCTTCCCCCATTCCCCCGGAATTTCTCCCGTCGATATCCAGAGCATACATTCCCCCGTGGATAGGTGAATAGCATAGATAACACATGAGTGCTTCCGATGGACAATAACGACACATAGAGGGGGTGGGTACCAGGGGGGTGGATGCCTGCTCTAATAGCTGGAAATACCATTAAGCACTCACATATATCACAATAGAAAATGGCATATTTCGGGGCCTATCTTGTAGTAGTTAGCAGCTATTATCTGTACCAATTATGGCGTTTCTGGTACCTATATCACCGTTAGGCACCCGATATGTCCCTTTTGTAGCCACTTTATAGCCCTTCTACGCCAATATTGTCGGGTATTGGCTATAAGGATAGCTATTTCCTCGAAGTTAATCCTGTCGTTTTGTAGTGATTAAGTCTGTTTTAACAGACCGTTACGGGCGTAAAACGTCCTCCATATAGCCGTTTCTCCAATATTATATAGGGCTTAGAACGCAGAAAACCATCCGGGTAGGGATGGCTTTGGATGGTTTCCTTAAGTGGAACGGGAGGTTTTATTAGTAGGTTAGAGGATTAGCTTCTGTTTCTTCAGCAGATCGAATACTTTACGGGCTTGCTTGCCGCCGTCCGTATTATAGCATATTCCATTATGTGCATATATGGGATCGTTAATCTGTTTATAAAGCCCAGCCCATGCATCCTTGATATGGAAGCGTTCTTGCCAGTAGCTTATAGCAAAACAATCTTCTAATTCGTATGCGCCGGGAACTGGAAAATTATACAATAGATTCATATTGTTATCGGCATAATAAGTTGATCCATATAATCTTGCGGATACTGATATTCCTTTAGGAGTAGGAAGTGAATTATTTTCTAAGTCTGCAATGAACCAGTCGAAAGATTGATTGTATAGGTTTAAAGCGTTCTGTAGGAAATCATCTGATATTCCCAGCGAGATAGCGTTATAGTACAAGCCGTCTTTAAAAATGCTAAAGGTAATACTAATAAATCCCTTGTATTTAATAGATGTAAGATACTCTATCAGTAAGGGAGTATGCTTTGATATTTTAAGCTCTCCGGGGAATAGAGTAAATAGATTTCCGTCTAATCTACCGCCTTGTTTACCGGCAAATAAGTAAGGATCGTCTATTCCGATAAGTGGATGTAATAGCTGCTCTCCGTTGAAATAGTAATATTGTGTAACGTTTAAGTCCGGCGCATGTATTATTACATCTTCTCTTTGTTCCCAGCCTGGTGTTTGTAATAGTTCGATTGCTTGTGTATCTTCTAAGGTGCTTACCACTTTAAAGTCTGGTACATTCATCTGACACTTCAAGGCCAATGCTATCTCTTGTCTTATGTTCAAGGTTCGTCTCCTATATTATGATAGTACCATTATATCATAGGTACTATTCCCGACACCATATCATTCTAACAGCTGATCTATGGCTCCTTCTACCAGGCCGGGGTCTTTGTATCTTTCCTTCTTGAAAGGGCTGTTCTTGTACATTTCCCTTTTCATATAGCCCATTGGATCGGCGTTTCGTTGTGCTTGTTTATGATCCGAGGTTCTTACAGCTTTAAGCTCTTTAAGTATCTTATAGGTTTGTGTTGCTCCTGGTATTCCAGCCCATTTAGCTAAGATGAATCCCCACGGTTTAGCCGCCGGTCTATCTGCCAGTATATCAAAAGTATCTGTTAATAATGATCCGAAAGCCCCACCAGCGTTTGATCCACCATACTTACCGGCACCGCCTATTATAGGTACTATCATACCAGTTTCTCTTATGGAAGCAAGGAACGCATCGGTAAGTTGAGCATCCTTTTTAGATGGATTCTGTCCGTATAAAGTATCTACCCAGCCTTGACCTGTAAGTCCTTCGTAAAATGCAGAAGCTGGTGCCGGGTTCGGGGGATTGATACCAAATAGTTCATATATAGTATTCATTATCCCCACAGTAACAGCGAACATAGCCGCTTTCTTAAGTGCTTCTGGTGTCTCTTTCAGCCTTTTAGTCTCATAGATATTGAATCTACCTTCTCCATTAGGCTTACGGATATATCCGGTAGAGTCAAACTTCTCTAATGCTTCTTTTTTACTGATACCTTGTGCTACCATTTTGTGTTCTTTACCAAGGCCGAGAACTTCATCTTTCAGATATCCGAATTGGTTTATTGCGAAAGTCTGGAAGGTCGTTGCGAGCTTACCTAAAGGCGTATGTTGAATGGGACTGAGGTCAAGCCTATCGGCTGAACCTTGTGTTTTTACTACAAGATCATCCGCATATGTAACACAACCTTTATGATTCAGATTAAGTTCGTCTTTTGCGTATCTATAACCACCGAGCCATGTTACTTCAGCAGCGAAGAGGTCAGTGTATTTAGTAGGAATGTTACCGATCTCAATTGCTTTAGCCTGTGCCTTAGAGATACTACCCGTTACGCCTTTCTTAACTTCATCCATCGTTGTATCGTAAGTTCTGGTAAGCAGAGTTTTAGCTTCTTTCATAGCAAAGTTACGCATTACAGGATTGAAGAAGTCTTTTGCTCCCATTGCGAGATATTTCGGGCCAATCTCTATCCCGGCAAGCCCGGCAGATGATGGCTGTACTGCTATTGTGTGGGCGTTATAAGCCAGCGTAGCCGAGGTTAGGTTACGATGTACTATATTTGCCAGATAATTTGTTATCTCTTTAGCTTCTGATATCTTTTTACCGGATACTACATCGAGAGTCATGTTTAAATAATCGTAACCGTTAGGATTAGTTAGCTGTAGTTTCTCAGATTCTATAGCCATTCGTAATTTACCGATTATAGGAGTTAAATGGGTAGTTCGTAATGCGGCGTAAAGGTACTTATCCATTACGTTGAATGCATCCAGTTCTAATCCACGCTGAGACGTTCCTCTTTCTTTAGCAAATGAAAATGATAGACTACGGGTATTTACATCCTCTATCTTCACATCATCAAAAACCGAGGTCTTGACTCTTAAAGGATCAAAGCCAAGCTTCTCGATCATATTGAATTTACGTATGAAGGTAAAATAGTTATCTACTTTTTTAATAGGTTCAAGCCCGGCAAGTTCCCTTGAAGCATTGATTCTATCGAATGTCATTTTATTTATGCGGTTAAATTCATTTATTACTGCTTGCTGTTTTGAAGAGAGTTGTTCCCACTTAGGAACTTCTATTTTCATTCTTTGTAAGGTTTCCAATGCTTCATGCTGGGAACCAAGCATATATGCACCGATCTGCTCTCTGGCCTTACCGTCTAAACCTTCTTTCATAACTTTAAGTTTATCTTTATATGTTGAAAGCTCTTTTGTGAATGTATATGTAGCTTCCCTTATCGGATCAGCGAAAGCACGATAAGCTTTTTCTCCCAGCCTTGTCTGTATGATACGGCTTTTATTATCTATACCGGCTTTTGCATTGGCTTTAAAGTTTAGATATCCCATACCTTCAAATGTTTTAGTCAGACTTTCGAGTGGTGTTTTATACCATTCTACCAGATTGTTGAAGTGCGAACCATATGTAGTCTTTGGATCAAGCGCACGATCTCCGAACTCTGGTGAGGTTCCTAATACTTTCTGTAGTCCAGGCTGGTGATACTCGTTGGACTCCATTATCTGACCAGTATAGTCTTTAGTAATATCGCTGAGTTGTTTGCCAAGATATGCCTGTCTTTCTCTGTCGTCCATACGCTGAAACTTTGCGTTTTCTACTTCGGCCTGAAATTCAGGATCTGATTTTATAGCGTTCCCGGCCTGGGAAGTAGCTTTAATAGGTTTAAGCAGTTCCCCTTCAGCACGATTCATCTTAAACTCAGCTTGCTTGTATGCTTTCTGCTTTAAGGTTTCCGGCAGATATCCAGTCTTCTGCATCATTGCATAGGTTAGTTCTGTATCTAAAGACTTTTGATATGTCGGTTTCAGAGAATCGTATTTTGCTTCTGCCGGGAGTACAGATTTTATAGTCTCTGGATTCTCGATCATACGAACCATTTGTGTATTTGTCATATGACCTAAAGCGTAGTCGATAGCGTGATCCATAGCACTACGGATATTCGGTAGATGTTCGTATCTACGTTCTCCAAGCTTGGCTATGTATTCGTCAACGTGTTGTTTACGGATATTATCTGCTTCAGCTTTGAACTGTTCGTATTTAGTAATTGCGGCGGTATGATAATCTTTGATTTCCTGGTACTTCTCAACAGGAGATTTAGCACTTATTAGTACTCCGGCATCTCCGAATGGATTATTCGCCGGGTCAGCCTTGTTTTCCAGAAAGGATTTCACCTTTGCCACTACTTCAGGTTTCGGTCTTAAGACTCCATCAACTTCTACAGCTACATATGGAAGATACTCTTTCGGTATCTGAGTAAGTTGTATTACTTCTTCTGCTGGTTTTCCTTGTTTCCAGTTTGCTTTGAGTTGCTTATTTATAATTTCTGTTTGTACTGTGTTAATGTGTTCTTGCTTTAGTTGTGCTTCTGTCTTAACAGCGGCATTATTAATTACTATTTCCGTATCTTGAACAGACTTGATTCTACTCATCATATCAGGATCAATATTCTGTGCTACTTTCTCAACTGGTACACCAAGTTCTCTTGCTTTAGTCTCAACTCTACTCTTAGCAAAAGGATTAGCTCCCAAGAGTTCCATGATTGCAATTGTGCCTAAAGTTTCGCCAACTGTGTCGGCTGTTATCTCATTACCTTTGGCTTGTTCTACGCCAAGTAGTGCAGTAGTTACGCCTGGGATATTAATCGCTTTCTCAACTGCAAGAGCTTTTAGAGGATTAGTAATACCGCCAGCAATTGCTTTTCCGGGAATACCAGCTATATTAACTAATGCGCCTGTAGCTCCGCTGATTGCTCCCTCTTTAGCAACTTCCGGCAATGCTTCCGGTAAGTCTTCCAGGGTAAGAGTACCGCCATTCTGCTCTTTGAGTTCGAGCATCTTACCAACTGTACCAGGCAAAGCGAACGATCCGGCAGTTTTAGCTAATGCACCACCAGTGGTGATACCACCACCAGCTACGAAAAGGGGAAGATCAGTAAACATAGAAGTAGTACCATAAGCGATCTTCTCACCCATAGTCTCAGGCTGATAACCGGAGTCTTCAAACTCCTGTACTCCACGGCCAGATGCAGTATCCCCAGCATAATTTTTAACGAGTTTAGCTGTAGTGCTGCCATAACGGCCTTTGAGAGCAGCGTTTACTATACCACGTTGATCTTCGTACTGTGCTTTCTCTGCATCTAAGTATTCCTGAGACGGCTGTTCGTTCAGGTTTAACAATCCCATCGAGTGGAAGTCTCTATTCTTTAGATCAGCTATCTCTTCCGGGCGTAGATGATTGAGCGGATTAGAATCAAGTCCATCGGTGTACATATTAAATTCTCGGTAAGCTTCTGGAATCTCTTCAGCTTTACACTTCGGCTTTACTACATTGTTGAAGTATTCACCTCGTAGTTCTTTCCGGGAATTGTCGTCCATATCCCGGTAGTCCTGGGTCTTGATTATATCAGTCCAGTCCATGTATGGCATATTATCTTACCCTGAATTTGTCTAAGTGTTTCATCTCTCCACCATTGGAAGCTGGAGTTGTACCAAGTGGAACTATTTTCCACCTACCGGTTATAGGGTCTTTTGTTATATCGAGTCCTTCTTTACTTATAGTATTTCTGAAGTTCTGTTCTTTTACTGAATCCCTTGTAAACAATCCTGTTCCGCTTTCATCGATCTGTTTCTGAATCTGATCTGCGAGTGCAGAGTTATATACGAGGTCTTCACCACGTTTCTTAGTTGCTTCCAGAGGATTAAGGTATCCTCCCTGATCTGTACCAGCTTTAGATATCAGTGCTTTATCAGGTGAGTAGAATCTGTTGTATTTCTTGCTTATCCATGCTTGGATTTTTGAGTCATCTCCAAGCATATACTTAGGAATCTGTACTAAGTCAGTAGAAGTTGATCCCGGTGTTCCATAGTAGTAATCTACCATTTCAACACCTTTACCGCTACCTTTGTTTGCACCTATACCGAAGTAGGCCGGGGATTGTGCATCAAACTTATGACCATAATGATCTGATACAGCTTTCCCGGTAGTGTAATACTTGTTGTATGCTTTAAGCCTTTCACTATCTGAAGCCGCATTTTCCATAGCTAACATAGTATCATCTATTAGTTGCTGTTGCTGATCAATTTCGTTACCCGAATATACTTTCTTTACCAGGTCATTTGCTTTGTTAAATGCTTCAGCTTTTTTGTTATAATTAGATATATCTGCATTTTGAAGGTTCTGATTACGGAGGGTTTTAACATCTGATAGAGCTGTTTTTGCACTTGCCCCCTGTGACTGTAATCCCATAAGTTGGATTTGTGCTTTTAATGCTTCGGGATTGCCCTTGTATTGTTTTTCAAGCTCAGTTATCATTTCAGTATCAAGCCCGATTTTACCTTTTAGTTCTCCCGTATTTATTGCAGATGCTCTGTCCGCTTCCGGAGAAGATATAAGTTGTTTTAGCCCCATATTTTCTTTTGCATATGGATTTTGTGCTTGCCATTCTTCCGCATCTTTACCGAAGAGATTTCCGAGTATTCCACGTTGAGAAGAAAGCAGTAGTTCTTCAGCTTCCTTGTTCTTACCCATACGGTTAAGTGCCATAGCTGTTTCTAAATCCTGCGCTTTACGTCTTGCATTTTGTTGTGCAAGAAATTGCAGACTTTGATTTATATTATCGTAGTTGTTGTTCGGGATATAAGTTGCCATTTATCTCATCGCTCCATATGCGTTTATTCCGGTATTGATATAATCAAGGTAATTGGGATTCTGTGATACTATATTCTCTACACCCTGAACTCCAAGTGCCTGTCCACTAAGATTATTCAGTGCTGTAAGTGCTGATAGCTGGTTACTCTGAGCATTATTGTAACCTTGTATTTCATTACTTCTGTCAGTCTGAACTTGATTGTATCTAAGATTAGATAGTTCACTTATTGTTTTATTTCTTACTTGATCCTGGTAGTTTCTGTTGGCTGAACTATGCAGATTATTACTATGTCTTAGATTAGCTATATTCTTATTCATCGTATTCAGAGCCGGATTTATTACACCAGTCTGGAAGTTACCTTCATTATATGTATTAACATAGTTACTTTGCGGATAATAACCATAACTACCAAGTACCGACATAGTACTCGGCATGTATTGTGCATTTTGTCCAATCAACTGTGCAAGATATGCTTTCTGTTCAGGTGTAAGAGTAGAAGCAGTCTGGACTTTATTTCCTGCATTGGGGTCATATCCGGTGGCTTGTGAACCTATACCGTATCCTATCCCGGCACCTGCTACTGCACCGGCTGGCCCACCTACATACGCTCCTCCAACTGCACCAATCGTGCCACCTATTAAACCGCCATAATTTGTATTTGACATTATCGCATCGCTCCGTAAGCATTTATTCCTGTGTTTATATAATCAAGATTTGATGGATTTCTTGATACTATATTCTCTACTCCTCTTACGCCTAATGCTTGGCCGCTGAGGTTATTCAATGCTGTTAAAGCAGACATTTGATTCGCCTGTGCAGTATCAATACCTTTCAACTGCATTGTTCGTTCTTTGCCGATCTGGTCATACCTGAGTCCGGCGAGCTGATCCCCTAAGTTACTACGCATTTGATTCTGTGCGTTTGTATTTGCCATTGCGTGTAAAGTTGAACTGTGTTGTGTTCCAGCTATTGCCTGATTCATCAGATTAGTTGAAGGATCAGCCACACCAGTTTGAAAGGCTGTTTGCGCATTAGCGAGTTTATCGTAATTATTTTGGGGCATATAAGCCAGTCCTCCAAGTGCCGACATTGTACTCGGAAGATAATTACTGTTTAAGTCCGTAAGGTTGGCTAAATAACCTTGCTGTTCGGGAGTAAGAGTTGATTCAGCATCTACTTTGTCTTTCTTCTTACTGTCTTTATAATCGTTATAATATTCTTTGCCTTTGGTGTGCATATCAAGTGGGAGAAAACCACTCCATCCACCAGTTTTCTTAGTATAATTCCATTTAGAATCAGCAAAATCATCCCATTTATTCTGTGTTTTCTTCTTCGCTTTCTTCCATGCTTTTCCGAGTCCCATCTATTACCTCGCTTAATTATCAAACTTCATGCTTTTATATGATGCATTAAATCCTATTCTCAGACCTTCTATCACAAGAGGATTGGAGAAACGGACTTCAAATCTAACTTGTTTTCCGACCAAATTGAAGTGAACTCGCTTCTCCTGGTATGATTCATTCCCATCGAGTGGAACTGTGATCCATGTAGACCAATGGTTACCAAAGTCAACGGAAGCTCTTACGTCTAATGTTCCGGTATAATATCCGGTGTCTGACTGTAGCTGTTCGAGTGTCATAACCACTTCAAGTAAACGGAAATCGAATGTCGGGAGATTTAGAGGAAAATCCTTAGTAGTCATTGTTGATACTATAGGATGTGTCGTGTCTGTAGTATTCTCATTAGAGAACTCATATAAATATCCGGCAACGTCACCAAGTACAAGCCGTGAGAATGATTCATTTACTATTAAGTCACTCCAACGCTGTGGCATCTGAGCAGCAGTCCACCCGATTTCAAGATTGGTTCCAGTAGCTGAAGCTGTTGTATTATGGTCTATAGTTACTGAGTCTGCTCCTATTCCGGTGATATAAGATACATCTGGAATATTAGTCCCGACTATACGCATACCATTTTCGATCCCGGTCATGCTTGATAAGTTCGATATTATGTTACTATTTAGTGTTGTGTCACCTGTAGGTTTAAATATAAGATCATCCCATGTTGGTGCATAAGTCTTAATGAAATATCCGTAGGCAGAAGGAAATAGTTCTGCTCCATTTTTATCGGAGAAAGTCCAGTAACTCCAGGTATCTTCGACGTAGTTATGTACGATACACATGTTGCAGTATTCAGAAGGTTTGAACGGTACAAATAAACAATATAGATTCTTTTCTGGGATCAGGAAAGCAAAAGATCGGTGTTCAAAAGACTTGTTCAGATTCCTTAGAATATATTGAATATTACCAGTACCGATAGCTTCTGTTTGCATACCGTTGAAAGTATATATATTATCTCCACTAAAGAAAATGTGCTTCTGTCCTATATCACATACTGTGCGGATACTTGGTGTTCCGATGTTCCTGACCATATCCTGTTGAATAATAAATGGATCATCATTACCGCCACTTGGATTCGGCTGGGCTATTGATATACTTTTTGATTTATATATTACGAGCAAGTTTTGTAAACTAAGCATCCCGACGACTGGAGAGTTTGAATCTAATAGTTCAAAGAATCCACCATAGTCAAGGCTCCCGGCCTTTGAATAATCTATAGTCTGGGCGAGATTAACATTATCAACTGTGTACGTAGAACCGAATATCAAATGTTCATATCCGACTGAACCCATGAACCCTACATATTTACATCTGTCATTATATTCTACTAAATCTTTAAAGCTTCCTTCAGAGTTCCAGTACTGCACTTTATCAATTCCGTTAGTTGCCACAATTATTCTTTCGTTAAGTTCAGGATCATAAGGGTAAGCTATACTCCATGTATCATCCATGTCACCATCATAACAGAGTCTGAGACAATAAGCGGAAGTTGTTTTAGCTGGTGGTGTTTCGGTATCAGCTATAGTTACTACTCCGGTACTTCCATTAACTGATGCTACACTATACCATGTATTACAAAGAGTAATATCTGCTGAGTCATAAGATATTTTATATAAGTTCTGTTTAGTCCATGTTGAATCAAAAGCGGCTTTTATTGTTAACGCTACTGTAGTTCCGGCAGCTGTAGTCTTTCTATCTAATCTTAATATGCTTCCATTTATACTAAGTATTCTTGAACCAGTGGTTATTCCTGTACCTGAAACTATCATTCCGATCAGTAAACCAGTTGCGGAAGATACTGTTACTAATTTAGATTCTGCGTCAAAAGTTCCGGTTGGTGTGTAAGTAGTGACGTTAAGCGTTACTGTTCTGTTTCCAGTACCGGATGAAGTAACAGTTCCCGTGTTATAATTCTGTGTTTTTAACTTAAACTTATTTGCCGGTGCATCATATACATATATATCTGAAGATGTAAATGCTATTAGATACTGTTCAATATCCCTCAGTTTAACGTATAAGGATAGTCCGGTGATCTGCTGTAAAGGTAAAGAAGTAGATGCGAATAGTTGAACTCCGCTTCTCTGTTTTACAGTAGAATCCTGAAAGACAATGTTTTGTCCGGCTTGCAGCATACTGTCGCCAAGATTTCGAGCCGGGATATCTCTTAATATATTATTAAAATATGGTACTGCGAAGTTTTCCATTTAGATAGCTCTCATTATATCATCAAGTGTTGGGAACTTAATACTTCCAAATAATGTATCAATTTCGGTTTTAGTAGTAGCTGATTGTATCTCCGGTTCGTTAGTATGAACTATATTCATATATATAGAAGCTATCGCTTTGTAATTCTCTATTGTTAGAAGTGGATTGTTGTAAGTAATTCCGGTAAGAAGATTATCTTTTACAGAATCAGGGAAAAACACTTCCCGCTCTTGTCTGCATTTAAAACGAAGCTGTTCAGATGTCATGTTTCTGTATAACTCATAATCGAATACCCACTTATCAGTGTCCCATTTTGATAAATCATCAGGCTTTAATTTTGTATAAAGATTTATATCTTCATCAGTTTCGTTATTTGAAATTTGAATCATCTCTTGTGTTTCTTTATGATACCATTCACCATTAATATCTTTAATGTAATCCCAAGATTTACCGTTCCATTTAACAAGATAACCGTCTTTGATTTCCGGTTCAATAGTTATAAGCTCCATTCCGTTATATGGTTTTATTTTACCTGAATAAAACTTGTTTTCATCTATGTTTATAAAAGTTTCATATTTATCTATAAGTTTTATTCCATCATATTCTATAATACCAATATTAGATAAAGCTTTCCTGACTCCGGATTCGCCTTCATTTGTATCATACACTCTCAATATCTTATTTGATTTTATAACGATATATTTCATGACTCCCTATACCATACCTTTACCAATCTATTTTTACTCCTGTTCTCGTTATCACTATCTCCAGTACCAGTGGTGTACTGATAAAATGCGCTGGCAGTGGAACCTCTATATAAATAACTATTGCTGACAGTGGAACCTGTTACTGTGACAACCATGCCATGAGTATGTATTTTCATTGCGTGCGGTTGTAATCCATTTAAACGTGATTCCTCTGATAGTGTACCGTCTGTTCTGAAGAAAACATCTTCTCCAGCAAAAGGTTCTGTCCATACTCCGCCGAATTTATTAGCAGGTTCTTCGCTCTCTGGAAAAGCAACAGCTTCATCATTTGATTTTACTGACGGGTATTGAGTGTACCATGTACCGACAGGATGAGGAGGTTGTATAGATGATGACAAAGAAACATTCGATTGATAATCTGTTAACTGCTTATCCCTTAGAGTAGTTTGCATATCCTGAAAGAATCGCTGTAGTGCCGGGGTGTCAAAAGTACCATCTGGTTTCAGTGGAGGTAGTTGCGGAATCTGTATAGTCGGATTCATTATATTAGCTTAGTTACTCCGGTAGAGTTTCTGAAGTATATACCATCTGATTTGGCATATACAATTCCTGCATTTGTAATTGCGGTAGGATCGGAAGTCAGAACTGTAAGAGTTACCTTGCGGTGTCTTCCTTCAGCATCAGCTTGAGTATCATCAATCTCCCCATCCATATAATGATCTAAGGTGAGTCTTTCTTTTATATCTGTTTTTACCTTAACGAGTTCTTCAGCTCCTTTACCTGCGAGTTGATCGTTAGTTGGGATTGTTGTAGACCATGTATTTGTATGTGCCATTACTCCACCTTTATAGATAGTTTGCCAATTTTATGAGAGGATGAGGTTTGAATATATATTGTAAAAATATATTTAAAATCATTATAACAAATAGACTCAATTACATCAGCTTTAGCTGAACTAAGTTGTAATTGCTTTACCCATGTCAGTCCATCAAAAGATGTAAAAAACTGCATCCCATCTGTTACGGCAATAAACTGAACTCCGTCAAAAATAATATCTCGTATAAGAACTCCTTGATCTACAGGAAAAACTGCTGTATATACTTCTGTCCAACTTTCTCCGTCAGTTGATCTGTATATTTTTCCCTGATTTGAGGCTATAAATACACCTGCTCCAAAGCTTAACTTAAGATTAGCAACAGGTAATGGATTCGGATCTATTTTTGTCCATATTGACCCATCATACGAAATCCATGTACTGTAACCTACACCAACATATTTACCATTTCCATAGACAAAAGCATTGGGAGAATATGATGAATGTAAATATTGACCCCTAACCCAAGTTGTTCCGCCATCAGAAGATTTATTAATATACCCCAAGCTTAAAGTTGCAAAATCTGTACCGATAAGGAATAGTCCTTTAAAATAGTTTCCACTTGAACTATGCTGTTTTTCTGTCCAAGTTATTCCGTCTGTTGATGTATATGAATAATAATAAGTTGTATCTGTTATAAATCTTGTCCCAACTATTAAATAATATGTTCCATTAAATTGCATACCTATTGGATTAAGTAAATTAACAGACTGTCTTAAAGTCCATGTTTCTCCGTCTGTTGATGTGAATATTCCAGTATAATCTATTGCTATAAATAAATCATTAAAACATTTCACCATCTTCATATAATTAGTAAACGTTTGCATTACATTATATGAATTACCTATGTTTTTATTTCCATTTTTTGTTAGTTGATATACACCATCACTCTTTCTACAACATAACTCTGGTATATCTGATATCATCTTACAGAACAGTATTGAAGAATCACTAATTGCATTTGGAGAAGCATCAAGACCGTAAAGTGTAAGTTGCTTATGATAGCCATCTGCTTCAGCAGAAGTAGTATCTGTGCTTGATCCTATATAGTGATCGAGTGCGAACCTTTCTCCGAATCTCTCTTTTATATCTCTAATGTGTGAATAAATATTTTCAAAGGGATCAGGTGGATATGGAGTATTTATATTAAATTCAGTAAGCATTTATACAGGCCTCAGTAAACGGGATATGCCGAGCAATATTATTATAATGATTGCGCCACCTACTATTACATAGATAACCCGGCTGGTAGTTTTCGAAGCAGATATTACATCATCCCGGAGTGTGGCGTTTTCCTTTGCAAGTTCGTCTAACTGATTTAGCCCGGCGATTGTATGCTGTAATACTTCTTTCTGTTCTGGTGTGATGTTCCCGGCATTGGAGATATCTTCTACATTCTTTATCATATTAGAATAATCAGCAGGGATAACCGGAGTAGTAGTACATCCGGTAGTAAGGATCATCAGTCCGAGTATAAGTACCATTAGTACGTAAGTTAAAAACTGTTGTTTCGGATAGTTATATAGGATCATTCTTGTATTCCTTTATGTTCTGCTTCATCTGTTGCATCTATCTCAGCTGATCCGACTTTGATTTTTATACCATGCTTAACGAGTCTGTAGATTATTGCTAATGCAAAGCCCCCGATTATCGGCATAGTGAACCATAAAGGAAGTGATGCTATATATGACATGGTTTACCTCTTAGGCGTGAACGTATTGCTTAGCCCATACAAGTGTATCATCTTGTAGTGCTATATGAGCCGGGACTTTTATTCCCCGGAAGCTGGTGTCAGCTACATACAGTATGTTATCAACGACATACCCGGCCATAAAATGAGTGCCGCCCTTTGCGTTGTTAATAAGAATCTGATATAAACCGTCCGGGAGATTGTCTATGCTGGTATATTTTACGAGATTGATATCGTGGCCAAGTTTGTGGTATATGTCCGGTTTCTCAGCTTTGAACCAGCCATAAGCATCTGTAGCCTTTTCATCCAGTAAGTAACGAAACCAGTCTTCATATGACATTTCAATATATCCAGGCCCATAAAGTAATGCGTATGTACTTAGAAGGTTACAGTGTGAATGTGCGTACTTGAGGGCTTGCTTTTGATCGCATTTCATTACAGACATTACCGCCGGGATCAGCTTTGACTTGATACCGCACTGGTTATATTCTGCTACGAATCTGTCTATTTTAAGGATGGCTTCTTTCATCTTTACACTCTTTACCTTTCATATACCCGGCGAGTTCTCCGAATGAAACACACAATTCCGTCAGCTTATCAGACATCTTATCAATCTTGAACTTAATGTCCTTGATCTCTTCTTTCTGATTTTCTTTGAGTGTATCAATTTCTTTATCGTGGGTTTGCACTTGTCCCTCGATCTTGTAAATCTTGCGGATAATCCAGGCGAATAAACCCACTGACAGAGTAAGTAATGTCGGAGTTATCAGTTTTATAATTGATTCCATGCATTACCCATCCCCTATATTATCTCGCCTTTTACTTGTCTACGGTGGTAATCTTGCTGTTCTGTAGTGAATCTTGCGGCATCTGCAAGGGAGTAGTAGTTGGAAGCTTCTGTCTTTTCGGATCGCTTCAGCATCATGTCACCAACTACGGAGAAGATGAGAAACCAGTTAAGGTATAGCGTTACTGCATCGGTATAAGCGTCCGTCCAGGCCGGAGTAGGTATAATAGACCAATATTTTATATCAGCTGTAGTATCTGCGGTAGGTACTGCACTCAGTTTGAAACCAGTTGCAGTTTCAGTATATCCGCTTATGGTAGTTGAGATAAGTTCCTTAAAGTCTGCTGGCCATACGTAAGTATCAGTTCCCGTTACTATATTGATTGTACCTGTAACGAGTTGGAACCAATAATTATAACCAAGCTGACACTCCCTATGCTTTGCCAGGATTAGAGTTTGCATCGTAATTACTTCATGTACTGGGGGAGGACTTGCTACTATGTCTCCATAAACAAGCCCGGCAACGTTATTATATATTTCCAGGAGTGTCATCGGTTACCCAGCCTTAGAGGATTATCACTTCAAAAGAATTGTACGTTTCACGCTTGAAGTTTCTGCCTTTGACTGATCCGGTACCAGTAGGTACGATCTTATCAGTAATGTGGCTCTTAAGTGTATCAACAAGACCAGCCGGGAGTTCTACTTCTACCCCTTCCTGGAAGTTGAACTTAATGTGATTGTATCCAAATGAGATCATCCTCTTGTCACCTCTGAGCCTTGTGAGTTTGGGATTCTTTGCAATCACCTTGCACAAGATTACGTCTTTCACTTCTTTGATTTTAGCTTCAGCCATTATAGTTTTCCTTTTAGTTATGATTTTAATTTATTATTGCAGTTGCCCCCGAAGGGGCATTTGAAACAGAGGAATACTATCTGTAAGCCAGAACTATCATGTCTTCACCTGAAACGTTAACGTCAGTATCGGTACCGATTGTAAAGGATAGATCGTTTACAACTTCGATTCCGCCGCTTGTTATAAAGCTTGTTGTACCATCTGTTACTCTTTTAAAACCATACCCTGCATCCATCAGATCAGGTACGTAGTTTAGACTACAAAGACCTTCAACGTTTAATATTTCAATAGCTGAAGGTTTGAAACCAGGCTTAACGGTAATAACTGCGCCGGTACCTGTTACTTTTTGTGTATGCATCTTATCCATAATATTATTATCCTTATTTTAGTAAGCCGGGAGTTACCCCGGCATTTGATTAAGCGAGTACTGCTGCTGATTCGATGATTGCTACGTAATCCTGATTCAGTATCTCACAAGCAAAATCGGCCTTGTAGCCAGTTGTGCCAGTCATCTCAAGTGCGCCACCGATCTCAGCTGGGGACTTAACGATTGATTTTATACCGTTTGCTCCGATACCAGCACCGAAGGCCTCTTTACCGAACGCAATTGCTCTGTGAACGTCGCAATGACTTGCAGTTGATCTTAAGCCAGTTATTGTAGCAGAACCAACAGTTGCAGAACCAGGTACTATACCACCATTAAGTATATGATTGGATATGATTCTCATTCCGCCGATGCTTCCTATCTCACCAACAAAGGCTGCGTTAGGATTTGCATATTTGTAGCGAGGCTCAAAACCAGTAAGCTTTTTAACTGTGTGTGCCTGGTATGGAGTTACAACGAGGATGTAACACGCATCGACCGGGATAGTTGCTGTCTTGTCGGAAGCTGGTACGATATCTGTTATAAGTTCAGCACCACCTACTTCAAGGTCTGTGTAAACTGCATAGATATCATCTGCTGTAAGAGCTGCACCAACTGCGCCCCTATTAGCTGCGGAAGAAGCAAAATTAATATTTGCGGCCGTTAAAAGTTCGTCCTGTATGATCTGCTCTAATACATCAGCTCCGAGTTTACCTATTTTCTTTGTGAAAGAACCGATCAAATCAACTGGCTGAATGTCAGCTACTGAAGCGGCGTACTCAAGGTAAGCTCCATATTGAGCGAGAGTTATCTTGACTGTATCTACATCTGCATCAAGGCTTGAAGGATTAACACCATCAACCAGAGTTGGATGTACTGTAGAGTCAAGGTCATTGACTCTGTAAAAAGTGATTGAATCCACGCCTTTTACAGTTGGGCTTAACGCAAATTGTCTGTAAACGGGGTTGAGTGAGAAAGCCCTAAGTAGGGTTTTGTGAAACAGGGTATTTGTATTCCCTGCGTTTGCTTTTACGAAAGTTGCCATATTATTATTGTCCTGTTATTTTTAATATTTACCAACGATTGAAGTTTTCATCGAGGTACTGATCTACGGACTTATTCCCGGCACCGCCACCTTTGATCTCGTTTGCTACTACGGCCTTTGGTAGTGCTTGGGTATTCTGTCCGGCTTGTTTTACGACGGATGCTGCTGTTGGTTTTTGAGGTGCAAAAGATTTACCGACATTATAAGCGGCCTGTACGAGTTCTGCCGGGCTATCATAGGCCATGTAAAGAGACTGTATCAGTTTTGGCGGGATATTTGCGATTACACTGTCATAATCAGCATTTGCTTGCCTGAAGGCTGTTTCAGTCTGTATAAGATTCTGTTCCCGGCTTGATTGTGTGGTTGATTGTAATACTTGATCCGTGTGTTGTTTCTGATACTTTAGTATCTCTTTCATCTGGTCGCGTGTGACAAAAAGGTCTTCACCAACAATCTTATCTATTATGTCGATTTCCGGCTCTTGTTGATTCTGTGCCGGTGCTTGTGAAGGATTCCTACCAAGCAGTTCAATAAGCCTTTGCTCACGTGCTTCAGCTGCTTTAAGTCGTTCGTTAACTTCTGAGAATCTATCGTATGGGATATTTTGTTCGCCCTGCGAGCCGTCCTGTATGTCGGCCTGTCCTTCGGATTGATCTGTGAAGTCGGTTTCTACCTCCGAGGATTCGGAAGTCTCTTCAAACTGTGAATCATCGAACGTTGACGAATCGTCCATTATTACGTCATAATCAGTGTCGGCCATTGCTTCATCCTGTTTGTTATATTGATATTTTAGTGATTAGCTGTTTCGGGTTTTGCTTCTGGTGTTGGTACTGCTGGTTTAAAGTCTTCGAGGTTTTTAGTAGGTTCCGGCGATGGTGTTTCATCCGGTGGCTTATCTGCTGTTTTAGGTTGTTGTCCCCAGCCTGCACGATTCTGCATAACTAAGTTGAATGTAGCACCGTTATAGTCTTTTCTACGGCATACGATCTTAGCGAAGTTGAACCACCAGTTTAGAGAAACATCGTGACAGTAATCGAACCATTCTGAATATTCTTCCACTTTGAGTAATGTTTCATGCTTACGTCTGGTAAGAGCTAAAGAAGTATATAGTCCGGTGTCCGATTCCCCTTCTAAGGCCAGATCATAAAGCTTCTGTTTCCAGTCAGACGGGAGATTTTCAAAGCGTTCGATAAGCTTCTTTGGCATCTGAGGTTTCAGATCGAGATCATCTGCTGGGGTAGAGTCTGTATCTTTTTTCATTATTGTTGTCCGTTATTCTGTGGCATCTGCGCCATAATCTGCTGTTGTTGCATCTGCATTTGTTGTTCTTGTGCTTGTTGTAGTTTTGCAGACATAGACTGTTTCTGTTCCGGGGTAAGGTACGGGTTATTCTCTGTGAGCATACCTTGAATCATCAAATCGCCGTATTGTGCTTGTTGTACGAGGGTATCGTAAGCCGCCATTTGGTGTGTGACAGAATGAGCAGTTTCATCTATTACGACATTGAATCTTATATCATCTCTAAGAGCTGAATATGTTGCTTCATCAATAATAAGCTGGTTGCCTATAATTCTCTGCATCTTCTGAAGGGAATAGTTTTCTGTGATTAGTTTTAGTACGAATAGTCCCAGCTTCTTAAGGGCATAATTCAAGTGGCTATTAATCTCAGCACATGAAGTCAAGCCGACGGCCTGAACGAGTGAGATAGCTTTGGCAGATTCAAGGTTGCTGGGATTGCCTGTTATCTCCGGGCTTAATCCGACCAGATTAGCATCTGATCCTAAGAGCTGGAGTAATTGTATTTCAGCTTGTGGTAATTGGGATTGTGGTACTAATTGCGGAGGTGTAGCACCTTTACGGAAAGGGAGTGATCCTACTTTACCGCCAAGCTGTTTCAGCTTTACGTTATCTGAAATGGAACCTTCTTCATGTATCCAGGTTGCAAAAGGTAGTTTGGAAGTAACAGCCCATAAAGCGGAGTGTCTTGCGTTACCTTCTCTTTGTATGTCCTTTAATGGACGAATAAAGCTTATAAGCTTGTTTTCCCATTCATCCAAGCTATCTGTGTAATAGCCGACGAAAGGGATAAACGGATAGTCTGAGCCTGTGCAATATACCGCATCTTGAAGAAGGATGTCACCAGCGATTGTTGCAACTTTAATAACATCTGAAGTACGAGATTCTTTTGTAAGGTGGGGATTTAAAGTTAAGAAATATGTGAGAGTTTCGTCATCTTCTCCCGGCCAGACTTCTGCATCAGTCGGGTCTTCAGTATTGACGATCCATGTTCGTGTTTCTTCTGAACGATACCAATATTCCTTTATTACAACTTTACTCTTTCTTTTCTTCTTAGTGTTAGTTTCATAGCGATAAAGAGTTTCATTTACATCTTTTAAGCCCTTTATCTCATCTGCTTTGTCGGGGAAAGCTTTAGTTAATGATCTTTCATCTGTGGATTTAAAGCGGAGAATATAATCGGCATCGCTTAGCCCCATTAAATCATGGCAAAGCGGATCAACATATACATTCAATGGGGATTCTGAGGATAATCTTATATTCTTTTCTGAATCAATGTGTATAAATACCCAGCCCAGCGAAGCCGCTATCTGGTTCTTATATGCTTGCGAGATAAATATCTGTGAGTCTGCTGTGTCTAAAGTCCACTTCAAGAGCCTGGTTGAGATAGAAGACATTACGGCATCGTCATTCTCAATAGGATAGCACTTCAAGTCTGTCAAAGTGGCCTCACGTCTCCCGACCAATGTGTCGACTTGCTTTTTAAGCCAGTTGATAGTTATCTTCTTGTTATGCGTAGAACTGACATTATTAGCATCTGCCGTGCCCCACTGACTGCCACTATAAAATAATAGGTCTTCTTCCATCTCATCGTACAAATTAGAATATATTTCTTCACATTCTGCGGAGGCTTCTTTTATCTCTGATAATATGTCTTTTTCTTCGCTCATTATTTACTCGTTATGTGGGGGATTTACCAGGTCTGGCAAAAGTCGGACATCCATGTGCCATTACCGGAGTTGTCTGAAAGGGGATTGCGTGGATTTACTGGATATATGTTCTTTTGTTTATCTTCTGCTGATGGTTCGGGGACTATAACTGAGACTTGTGTTATCATGCTCATTGCGTCGAGCATATCGTCATGCGCTCTGTTGTGTGGATATTTGGAATACTCTTCCTGAACAAATTCTTCTATCAAGTCCCGGCCATTGTAAAATATTGCATTTGGTAGGAAGTATTCTCCTTTACGGAACATTGCGCCAAGTGCCATAATTCTGCGGTGTTTGTTCCCGGATACGTTAGAGCTGTATCTTTCTATGTGGATGTAATACTTATCTGTTCTCTGTTCTCTTTCAAAAACTTCAAGGTCTGACTGCATACCCTGTTGTTCGTAGAATACACCGTCTGGTCTATAGTGTTTGTGTAAGTCTTTAAGGGTAGCCCATCTTTCGTAAACGTCCAACTTATCACGCACCATATCAATTAAGAAGAACTGTTTATCCGGGCTTACACCAATAACAACAAAGACTGAAAAGTCTGATCTCTTTGATTTACTACCAGCAGGGTCAATAAGTATGTAGTAGTTCAGCGTAGTAGGTAATGTTTCGTAGTAACAGTTGTCTAACCAGGCCGGATCAAGTGCAGAGCCGCCACCTAATGTCGGATTCTGAAGCATCTGTGCGGCATAATATGCGTCGCCGTAATCCTCTCTTTCCTGGTCGAGCTGTTCTCTTGTCATATAACAGGGGATAGAATCGAATTTAGCTTCCCCATTTGAGTCAACTTCTGCCGGAATGATTATATGTACATATTTCTTATTTTGTATAATATCTTTTGATATGTCATTTACATCATATCGAGTTGTTGCCACCCTTGTAGTGCAACCATTTACTTTATCTTTGAGTCCAGTAAGCATCCTGAACCCATTTCTGACCTTTTCAATAGATTCTATTGTAGCAGAATTATCCAAAGTAACGGGATCGTCGATAATAACTCTTTTGAAGTGCATTCCTGTAGGCATTCCCTCGATGAAGCCAAAGGCTGCAAAGGTAGGATCGGAAGAGTTCAAAGATCGTTTTACGAAAAGCCCAGCGTATTCATTCCATTTATCAGTAAGCTTAGATCGGAAATCACCGGAGGAATAAAATATATCAGGCCAAAGCTGTGAAAGAAGCGGATTGTTTTCTACATTACGCTTGACACCGAGTAATTGTTTTGTAGCCATTTGTCTCTGATACGAAACAATCAGCGTTGTCATATTGGCATCTAAAGCAGTTTCCCATAAGCTTAAGCCTATAGTTAAGAAGGTACTCTTCCATGATCCCCGGCCTGCTGCAAGGTAAAGATACGGATCGTCTTTGTGATCCTGTAGTCTGTACGCAAGTGCTACTAAATACGGGTGAGCAATCGGGAAGTCTAAAACGTAATACATGAAAAACCAGAAGTCTGATTCTGCTATCTGTTTTACAAGTGCGAGGTATTGTTTCTTTTGCCCTTTATCTTCCAGCTCTTGTAAGTGTATCATGAGCTTTTCATAATCGTATTTGTGTAATAAAGCTGGGAGGTGTATTCCCAGCGTCACTAAATCAGGGTGTAGGAGGGCGTTATATTTCTGATTTTTAAATTCTTTCGGCATTGTTTAACGGGGGAGAGACTGCCTCCCAGAGCTTTGTCTCTCTGGAAGGCGGAAGGCTTAACTTAACTGGAGTATTTCACTTTTGTGTCTCTATTATTAATAACGTTTTAGAAGCGAAATACTTATGTAAAAAAATATATCAGATACAGTTTTTTAGCTTTTTGATAATATTACTACTTGCAGTTTCGATTGTTGCCTTCGTGGTATTAAGTTCTTCTGCAATTTCCGCATTGCTTAGTCCCTGTCTGATCCTGTCATAGATTTTACATTCCCAGGGAGTCAGATTCTTACGCAATTGATCCAGCGTAACTTTAACTTCCATGTCATCTATAGAATTATGTTCATCCGCAATATCAATTTCATCTAAACTTACCGTTGATTTATTAACTCTAAGCCAATCTACAATTGTACTTTTAATCATTACCGTAATGTATGCGTCAACGCCATCTGCCGGGAGTTTCCCTTGTGTATCTCGTTCATGGACATCAAGTAAAATATCCTGAGTTAAATCGTATATATCATCTATCGGAATCCCCTTTGCCTTTGCCATGCTCCAGGTAAGTTTCTCTATTTTCTCTATTCTCTGCTTATTTAATATGCTCATATGATCTCCTTAGTTGGGAGGCCGGGCTATATGCCCGACCATTTACAATCGTTATACTGTCGCTCTCTCGTAACTGTTTAACATTGCGGATAATGCTTTCTGCTCCCTGCGTAACTCTCTCTTCCTGGCTTCCACATAGTCCTGAACTTCGCTTTTACTTTGTGCCACTACATAGCCACGATTATTAGCGATAATGATCGAACCGCTGGCTCTGAGTTCACGGATTACTCGTCTAATTTCCACATCGGAAATATTAAGATTAAGTTTGTGAGAACCAAGCTCCGCAAGCCAGCTTCCGCTTATAGGCTTTGTTGATTTTCCAAGTGTTGATACTACAAGTTCCTGAAGTTTTTCTTCTCTTGTAAGTTCTGGTGCTTCTGTTTTTGTAATTTGTCTCATAGTTAAATCTCCAATTAATTATTTATAAATCTCATTATAAATATTATAGTACGAATCACCTTTGCAAAACAACGGTGTTGCTACAGATCAACCGACATACAATTTATTGTTAAAAATACAGGCTCCATCTTCTATTACTATGGGAACATAAAAGAACTGTTTACCGTCCCGGCGTAGATAAAATACTCCGAACCCATTAACCCAATTTGAAAGTAGATGTCCTGTCTTAACGTATGAAGGGGCTTTTCGTAGATTGTATCCTGTCCCGATTTGTATCGCCTGGAAATATTCGCCTAATTTTCTACTGATTTCCCAGCCTTGAGTATGGCTATGACCACGGACTATAGAAATGTTATTCTCTTTTACGAGGTTCCGGGCTTCGTTAATTACATTCTTCTGACTACCGGCTGAGTTACCATCTCCATGTATAAAGAGGATTTTCTTCTTTCCCCATATCCATTCTTCTTTCAATTCCCAGCCGAGTTCTGCAAGCTTCAATAAGTTAGCTTCTTCCATAACTTTAAGATCGGAGAGCCATAATTCCCTGGCTTTAGCTTTAGCAAGCCTGCTGGATATATGATTTGACGTAAGCAGTATCTTTATGGAATCCGGCGAGCGTTCGTTTATCTGAGTTCTGAAAGCATAATCATTTTCTAATTCTTTTTGTAGACCTGAAATCTGTTCCAGACTCTTTGTATAATCGGATATCGAGTCCATATTTAGACCATCTCCGAGGTCACAGATGTATCTTATTGATTCTGTATAATCAGCAATGATCTGTAACAAGATGGAATCGTATCTTAAGTCATTGGTAGGAGCATGGCGGTCTCCAAATACTACCGCCATACTGTAATCTGAGAGCGTGGGCTTTTTCAATATTGTGTCTCCTTGTAGGTAGGTTTATTGTATTTTAGTGATGATCTTATCCATAATGTGCGTGAAGATGACTGCCAACATTGTCAGATTAAAAGTAACATCTACTATGTTTTGAATAGAGAACCCGGCCGGTATAAAATCCGGCAGATACATCGCCACGCAAAACAGCGGAACGAATGAGATTACTACCAGTACCAGTTTAATTATTGTTTTCATTTAGTTTCTCCTATTTTTTAGTCTCTGGCTATATTTTATCACAGACATGTAGGAGTTCGCAACTTTCTTGCTACAGGATTTAGTGAAGAGGATTTACCCCTGCTATACGAGCCAGGGGATAGGAGATTTATACGGCTACTAAGTCGAGGTTTAAAGCTTCCACCAGAATATCGAAGTCCCGGCGGTCTATATTTGTATTACAGTTTTGACATATTTTATCGGTATGGTATATTTTATTTCCACACTCACATTTGAAATTATAATGCTTAATATTGTCTCTATCATCTCTGATACCACCTGTAAAACCACTTGTTATCTCGATTTTAGCCGATGGCTTGTTATTCCTTTCAATAGAAAGCTGTAGTATTTCTTCCTGTATTTCCTTACCAGCATCCCTATAATCAGTGAGTGAGTTACATTTCTGGCATTTCCATTTACCGCCGGAATATATATGTCCACATTCACACTGGTATTTAAAGTTAGTATAGTCAGCCTGAGGATTGCTTAGATCAGTAGGCCTGATTCTTTCCAGCCGTGTAGGCTTAACTCTTACAGGCTCCGGGGTCGGAACATTCGGAACGCTAATAGTGGAAACCGGAACACTCGGAATACTAAAGTTACTCTTAGCCTTATCTTTAGCTACTGTAGCCATCTTAGATATATAAAGTGCAGGAGAATTTACTTTAGTACCAGCCTTTATATTGGAAACAGTCATATCTATAGCGGCCTTTGTTATAACTTTACCATAAGCATCTATAATAGCTATTGCTTCTTTAATATCACAACCCAATGATTGGAGAACTTCTTCTAAAGTAGTATCCCTTAAAGTATCATTATCATAGTTTTCCTTTAAGGTGGTAATGGAAGGTTTCTCAGAAACCGATTCCAAACTAACAACTTCTATTTTTTCTACTGTTGTTTCTATATCCTTATCTATATACTGTTCTATTGTGTCGCTTTTTCCGACATGGGATTCCGTTTTTAGGGGAAAATCGTCAGTTCCATGTTGCTCTTCTGTAATCGCCTTGTCGCTTTTTCCGACATGGGATTCCGGGATTTCCCTATTACATACCATTTTAGCTAATTTATAGTTATAATCTTCCATATTTTCTACATCTATTATACTACCAAGTGGTATTAAAGTAGTGTCTTTAACTAATGTTTTTCTGGTTTGAAATGGTACTAATTCTACTCTATCAACCATTCCTAATACATCTTTAATCACAGATGTTCTATTGATACCATAATAATCTGCTGTTTGCTGGGATGGGAAATAATCAATAGCTTCATATGACATTCTTGTATTATATACATCTCTATAAGCCATATTACAAAGTGCATAATCCAGGGTTAAATATATAGTAGTATGTCCTTTTGAATTAGACAATTCATATGGTTTAACTATTTGTCTTACTTTACCAGTAGCATCAGTATATATTGTTTTATATAAATGACCTTTAAGATAATCAGCTATTTTCCTATCTGAATCTTTCTGCATATATTCCCCGACCTGTTCTGCGGCGGTTTTATAGTTAACCATAAATCCAACCTGATTACCTATATTACGTATTTCCATCCTGTTACTTTCTATATAACTCATAAACCATAAAAGGAAGGTACTATCTAATGGATTTATTCCTATACTTGTTGCTGATTTGATATTTACTCCATTTTCAAACATACGGGTAAATACACATTCGTAAATCTCATTATTAAGTCTAATGTGGTGGGTCTGTAATTTGTTCATAATTCTTACCTCTGTTATTTTATTATACCCCTTACTCATATTTCCCCGTTAGAGTTAGAGGTAAGCCCCCTGGGGTAGCTGGCCGGCTATGATTCCCCAGGAGGATGAAACTTTATATAAACAGTATAACATACCGATTATATTCATTGCAACTTTCACAATTCTCCGGACTAACCGGGTCTATACCCGGATACCTCCTTAACTAATTATATATTATACACTATTCCTTTATCTATTACCGCACGTTGCTACAGCTCTGTATTTTAATATAGGTGCCATTGCTATATGAATTATCTGTTCCGGCGTTACATCCGGGCCTATCTGATTAAAAGCTAATCTAAATCGGGAAATAGTCTTTGCATCGGTAGCTAAGTAGTTAGCTATGGATTTATCTGTCCATCCCTGAAGAATCAGCTTATGTATCTGGCTTCTCTTTGCTTCTAAAGAATTAATTTTATCAGCTATTGATTCACTATACATAATCGTACCTCCGAATAATTTATTATAAACGATTTAAAACTTCATCGCTATATCTATAACCAACAAACGTTCGATCTTTAAATACTCTTATGCTTGTTATCTGACTGTGTTTTCCACCTCCGTTTTCTGATCCGGTAGTGAGATTGTACCCCTGGGAATTATCATTTACATTATCAAAGTAAGTATTATACTCTTTGATCCAGTGTGCTTCCAGCTTGTTTAGTTCCTTCTTACTGTTAGCTTGATCTATTATCATCCATCGAAAATGCTCCGCACCGTATTTACGGATAGCTACACTTATAAGACTTGTAGTTGTCGGATGTAAGTGTCCTTTACGTCTTTCTTCAAAAGTTCCAATAGTCTTACCGACATACATCTTTCCATTAATAGTATTGAGTGCGGCATAAACTATTCCATCACATTCGTCTGTTGTCATATTGACCTCTGTTTTGATTGGTATCTATAGGGAATGAAGGCTTAATAATGAGCGAGGTTGTATCGGTAATAACTAATGCTATTTTCGTTTGGCTGGCATCTATCTGTCCTGACGGAGAGAACCGGTTACAAGCACCCTCTTGCCTTTAGTTATGTTTTTTGAACATACCTCGGCCATTTTTTCCCAGGTCTCTACTTCAATAAATGAAACGCGGGGAGGCTCATCAGCCTTGGAATAATGGTTGATGGCAAGGGCAAAAGTGCATAGTGTTTTCCCTGTTTTTGTTGTTTTTGCCAACGGGTCGTGTGTTACAAAACCTTCGATCGTAGCATTTGAAAAATTCTGCAT